AACATTTAGCTAACATGGAAGAAGGCAACGTAGAATTAAAGCCTCCTGATTTTGGAGGAAAGGACGCAGAGGTCCTACGAAGAGTTGTAGCACAAAGATTGTTTGCTAAACTGCAATTATTATCAAATGGTCACGATGTTGAGTTTACTGACGCAGATAGAGCCAATCTTCAATATTTAACTATAAGTTCAAATCCAATATCAGGTAAAGTTTATTTCGGAGAGAGAACTGATACAATGTCCGGTCACCCGACAATACCAAAGGGCGCGTCAATTGGTAAAGGCGATAAGAAAGTGTCTTATGGACAAAGTTTTGACACAGCATATAGTGAACGTGCAAATAATAAACAAGCTATTTATGAAAGATGGCCCGCACTTAAAAAGAAACTCGAAGAACTTGACATCACTCCGCCTAAGTTTAAATCACCATTAGGTAAAATAGATGACCCACCAAAATCACTTACATCAGGTCATTTAAGTTTAGACCATAAGCCTAACAAGATGATAAAGACAAGAACAAAAGTTTCTGACCTACCACCACAAGTTAAAGAAACACTTCTTGCGGGTGGGATGAAAGATGAGGATACAATGTTAGGTGGTCCAATTGGTGACCCAAACAATCCGCCACCTGAAACTCAAGATTTTGTTGATTCTAATATGGCTCTGATGGATGAGATACTTGAAAGCGCAAAGTCTGCAGGTAGTGAAGAATCATACGAGTATGTTAAAAAGGCACACGATAGAATAAAAGCAATTTTAACTGACCCGAATCTAACTCCTGAACAAAGACTTCAGAAGCTTGAAAAGAACCTAGGTAAAATACAGAAAGAAATGTATGATGCCGCAGGTAAACTTGACGAAAATGAACAAGCATCTGTTTTAAAAGATTTTGCTGAGGTTATCGTCACGATGAAATATAGATGTCAACAAAAAGAGGCTTATATGCCTTCTTCAGGCAATTATCCAATAGCTGATGTCTTAGTAATAGAAAGAGACGGTACAGGTAAAGTAATATCTATAAACTCTGTAAGTGTCAAATCAGCTGATAAAGGAACTAATATACCAGGCTCATCTGCTTCAGAATTTTGTAAACATTTTGCTAAAGTTTATCCGGAACACGCAGAGACATTTAACCAATTAGAGAAAATGCAAGTCAATAGATTAGGCAATCTTGACAAAGATACACTTGATGAACAAACCAAGAAAGATGTTGAAACAATTGAAAAACTTAATGTGAATTGTGATGATGACGCTACTTTTGACCAATTATATGATGACATAGGCAATTCAAATTTGATATCCGATACAGACCTGGAAAAAATAAAAAAGAGTATGACAAAATATATGAAACAGGCAGGATTGCAACCTGAAACACCTAAAGTATATTCAAAAGTTTTAATGGAAATGGTGTATAGAAAATATACACAGAAAAAAACCAAAGATACCATGGATGACCTTGACCTTGAATTAGGCATTCAATATGCTGAAGTTAGAAACGTAAATGGGGAACTTGAAGTAGAAGAACTTGAAGGAAAACATCACACTTCTAATATGCAGATACACGATAAAGGTTATTTAGGTACACCTGATTCTACACAACAAAGTGAATGTGATGACGGTACTCCAAACGTTTCTGATGCAAAATATCAAAAAGCAAATACCGCTCTTAAATATAAAGAATCTAAAGGATAAAAAGAAGAAATAATGAGAACTCAACTTCTTTGCACATTTACAAATCAAAAAAATCTTGAGCAGACAACTCATGATATAACAAAGCATTTCAATGTGGTATTTGAAAAGATTTATGTATTACAAAACGAAAATAAGCCACATGAATTGATATGTACATATAATGTTGATAAGAGTGATGATATTGATTTTAATAAAGTAAAAAATACCATTTCTTTGCATCGAAAAAAGATAACCAATACATTATATACAATAAATGCTTTAAATGAATTAATCATGGATATAAATAATGGTGTATTAGATACATCTTATCAGATTCCGTGGGATGTATATAAAAATATGATATTAATTTCAAATAAAGAAGGCGTATCAAAAATACCAACAAGAATATTAAAAATTATTAATCTTTAAAAAAAAAAGCTTGTTTTTTTATTAAAAAAGGTTTATATTATATAAATAATTGGTTACATCTAAATGTCAATTGGTTGATATTTATATGAAACAATAACACATAAACATAACTATGGAGAATAAAAATGGATATTGATGCTATAAAAAGCCGTCTTAGTCAGTTACAGAATACCACATCTAACAACTTTTGGAAACCACAACCAGGAAAATCGCAAGTAAGAATTGTGCCTTATACACATGATAAGAACAATCCTTTTAGTGAGTTGTTTTTTCATTACAGTCTGGTCCCTAACAAAACAGTTTTGTCTCCACTATCATTTGGTCGACCTGACCCAGTTCAGCAATTTGCTGATAAACTGAAGTCAAGTGGCAACAAAGATGAGTGGATTCAAGGTAAGAGGATTGAACCTAAAATGAGAACATTTGTTCCTGTTGTAGTTCGTGGTGAAGAAAATGATGGTGTCAAATTTTGGGGTTTTGGTAAAACAGTATATCAAGAACTTCTTGGTATAATTGCAGATCCTGATTACGGTGATATTAGTGATGCTACAATTGGACGAGATATTGTAGTTGAACGACAAACACCTGCTGAAGCTGGCAATCAGTATGGCAAAACAACCATTAGGGTTAAACCAAATCAGACAACACTATCTGACGATAGTAAACTTTTGGAAAAACTTTTGGACGAACAGCCCAACATTGGTGAGTTGTATAACGAACCGACTTTTGACGAATTGAAAGAACACCTTGCAGGTTTCTTACACCCAACGGATAATGATGACAGTTCTGATACATCAGAACCTGAAATGGTTACGACTAAAGCGTCTTCTAATGTAGAAGATGATTTCGACAAATTATTTAATTCATAATTCCCGCGGGCCGGTGGGGTGGTTTCCTCCTTTCTCCGCCCCACCATTTTTAATAGGAGAAATTCATGTCAAATAGAGATGAGCTGGCTGAAATATTGGCTGGCGAACTTAATAAACAATTTAAATCACATCAAGTAGCTTATTTTCTTGATGGAGTACAGGAAACACCAACTGATGTTAAGGATTGGATTTCCACGGGTTCTACTTTATTGGATTTAGCTATATCAAATAAACCACATGGTGGATTGGCTGCTGGTCGAATAGCAGAAATAAATGGACTTGAAGGTAGTGGTAAATCTTTGATTGGAGCTCATGTTCTTGCCTCTACTCAAAAGAAAAACGGTCTTGCTGTCTATATAGATACTGAATCTTCTGTTTCAGCTGAATTTTTACAAGCAATTGGTATAAATACTGATTCTATGTTGTATGTTCATTTAGAAACCGTAGAAGATGTATTCGATACTATTGAAACGATTGTTACGAAGATTCGTGAATCAAGTAAAGATAAATTAGTTACTATATTAGTCGATAGTTTAGCAGCTGCTTCAACAAAAGTTGAAATGGATGCTGACTTTGATAAAGATGGTTGGGCTACGGCAAAAGCAATCATTATATCAAAGGCTATGCGGAAGATTACAAATCTAATTGCTCGTCAAAAAGTATGTTTGATTTTTACAAATCAATTGAGACAAAAACTCGGTGTAATGTTTGGAGACCCTTGGACAACAAGTGGTGGAAAGGCATTACCATTCCACGCTTCAACTCGTATTCGTTTGAAGAATATGGGGCAAATTAAAGATACTAAGAAAAATACTATTGGTATTAAGATTAGGGCTCAAGTCATTAAGAATCGATTAGGTCCACCTTTGAGAAGTGCTGAGTTTCCACTATACTTTGACAAGGGTATTGATGATTTTGGTAGTTGGTTAAACATAATGAAAGACCATAAATTAGTTACACAGGCTGGTGCTTGGTATACATTTAAAGATCAAGATGGAAAAGAACATAAGTTTCAATCCAAAGACTTTGGCGCTTTACTTTCAGACGTAGACACTCAGAATTATATTTATGATTCTATCTGTAAAAAGGTAATCCTAAAATATGATTCTAATCAGTTAGGCATAGATGATGTCACTACGGATGATGAGTTTGCAGATGGGTAATGGATATAATAGGAATTTATTAAATAAACGATTTTATGACTACGAAGATGATATTAAGACTAATCCTACGGCACGGAAATTAGATGACCATGTTTTAGTCGTAGATGGCTTTAATACATTTATAAGAGCATTTAGTGTCAATCCATCTTTGAATGAAGATGGTAGTCATGTCGGTGGATTGGTTGGGTTTTTAAAGTCAATACGATATACGATTAATAAATTCAAACCAACCAGATGCGTGATTGTCTTTGATGGTAAGAATTCGTCTAAGTCAAGACAAAAAGTATTTCCAGAATATAAAGCTGGTCGTAAAGTGCGAAGTAGATTGAATCGAAATGTTGATTGGTCGGGTGGACCACACGATGAAGTCGTATCAATGAAACTTCAAATTAGTAGGTTAGTTGAATACTTGGAGTGTTTGCCCATTACTATATTATCTCTCGATAATCTCGAAGCTGACGATGTTATAAGTTATATCTGTACATCAACATTAAAAGGTTCAAAGTGCACTATAATGTCATCAGATAAAGATTTTTATCAGTTAGTCAATGATAAAATTCAATTATATTCACCTACTAAGAAAATAACTTATGATAGAGACTTAATAAGAAAAGAATTTGGAGTTTATCCTCAAAATGTCTTAACTTGTAGGATAGTAGATGGGGATAAATCAGATGGTATACCCGGCGTAAGGGGAATTGGAGTAAAGACATTAGTAAAAGAGTTTCCAATTCTAACCGAGGATGAACATTTTGATGCTAAGGAGTTGTTGGTTTCGGCAAATAAAAAAACAACAAGAATTTCAGAAATGTTAGTAAAAAATGAATATATTATAAAAAGGAATTACATTTTAATGCAACTACATGATCCAGATATTAAAAATCAAACAAAATTAAAGATTGTGGATGCCGTTAATTCGTTAGTGCCCAAATTAGTTAAATATCAATTACAGACATTGTTCGTAAAGGATAAATTATGGGGACAAATTCCAAATTTTGATAATTGGCTGACAGAGTTTAATATACTAGACCATTATTGGAAAAATAAAAAATGAATAAGACCAAAAAAATATCAGAATACGGTTATTTGTTCCAAGTTAAGTTTATTGTCTGTTTGATTACGGATAAATTGTTCTTAGAACAAATTGTAGATATTTTAGATGGTAAATACATCGGTAATGATGCTTTTCGTTGGATTATAAATGAAATAAGAGAATATTATAATGAATATAAAGATACCATTACGATGGAAGTCTTTAAGATTAAAATTCAAGAGATAGATTCAGATTTACTTGCAGTCAATGTAAAAGATGTATTAAGAGAAGTATTTAAAAATATGGAAGCATCAGATCTTAACTATGTAAAAGACAAGGCATTAGATTTCCATAAATCACAAGTATTGAAAGATGCTATAGTAAAGTCTGCGGAAATATTGGAACGAGATGGGGATAGTGATGAGATAAAAAGTTTAATTGATATTGCTATGCAAGCTGGCGTTGAGAGAAATTTAGGACACGATTATTTAGAAGACATAAATAAACGATATGAAGAATCGGCAAGAATAACATCACCTACACCTTGGGATCTAATAAATGAATTAATGCAAGGTGGATTGGGTGCTGGTGAATTGGGTGTTATTGTAGCACCTGCTGGAATTGGTAAAACATGGGTATTGTGTTCTATGGGCGCTTATGCAATCAGTCAAAAGTTAAATATCATACATTATACATTGGAGTTGAATGAGGCATATGTTGGATTACGATATGATAGTATTTTTAGTGGTGTTGAAGGTCAGAATTTAAAGTATCATAAAGACGAAGTAATAGAAAGATTAGATAAACTAGAGGGTAACTTAACGATTAAGTATTATCCAACTAAATCTTGTACGGTAAATACATTATCTGCTCATTTGAAGAAAGTAACTACGTTTGGTACAAAAGTAGATATGGTATTGGTTGATTATGCCGACATTATGAAAGATACAAATAAACATACAGAGATGAGACACGCCTTGGGAAATATATATGAAGATTTAAGGGGATTGGCAGGTGAGTTACAAGTTCCAATATGGACAGCAAGTCAAACAAATCGTAGTGCTCTTGATGAAGATGTGATTGAGGCATCAAGGATTGCTGAAAGTTATGCCAAAGTGATGGTTGCAGATTTTGTTATGTCATTGAGTCGTAAGATAGAGGATAAGATAGGTAATACAGGTCGTTTTCATATTATTAAGAATAGATTTGGTCCTGATGGATTAACTTATCCGGCACGTATTAATACTAATGTTGGTAAAATTGAGTTATTCGAAGCGACATCGATACAAGGTAAAGATGTTCAATACAAAATTAATAATCGAGATAATCAAGCTAAACAGATATTGTCACAAAGATATGATGATTTGATGAAGGGTGAAGAAATTGATAACTAATCCTCAAATACTTACAAAATTTTTAGATTATGATAAAGATGATTTAGAATTTGAAAGAGTTACAACTAATCTTCGCGATTGTGATGTGGAATATGGAGTAGAAGTTATATTTAATTATTATCGTAGACATGGGTTTCCACATTATACAATTCGTGAGGATGAAAAACATCAACATATGAGAAAAATACAAAGGTTTGATGTCGATACGATATTCAAAGACAATCAAATTATTCAAACGATGCACGGATTGAGATTGGCTTGGACTTATTTTCCTTACTTTTGGGAAATACAATGTGGTAATGCTAAATTAACACCAATGGAAACCTTTTTAGATGATGATAAGTTTAAATCA